ATAAGGGCGTTGAAATCGTGCATATTCAGCTTTAACTTTTCAATCTTTTCTCTCTCGGATTCATCAAAAAGAAGATGATACATTTCGATAACATCTTTACTTTTACCGTTGCCGTCCTCAAAAAGTGCCGCAACTTTGAGCATTGAAACTGCGTCATTGTTGATTGCAAGGTCAACATTTTTAACTCTGACACTCGGCTTTTCCTCAAAATTAAGCTTGTCTGTAATATCAATTAACTTTGACATAATCGTTCATTCCTTTCGTTTTTTAAGCGGCTGCTGTATATACGGGTTTACCGTTTGACATAACTTCAAATTCAAGCGGAGCAACACCCGTGCTTGCGCCTGCACCGTTTGATGTAACGGATACAACTGCATTTTTAAAGAGGACGGTTGCACCGTTGGGGAAGGTCCACATAAACGAAACTTCTGTCTTTCTGCCGTTTTCAAATGCAAGGGCGGCAATCTGGTCATTGCCTGCGTCACCGATTGTACGCTTGCCCTTTACCGAAATTGTGATTGACTTTGCTGTCATAAGCCTTGACTTCCAGCCCTCGTTTTCAAAGGCTGTCCATTCCTCGACACCGTTGTCAAATGCAACAGAAAATTCTTCGCAGTTAGCAATATTTGTCGTGGCGGATTCTGTTCCTGCCTTGCCAACCGCAAACTGATTTTCATAGCACGGGAATACTCCCGATTCAACTTTTGCCATAAAATTACTTCCTTTCGTAATAAAATTTAACTTCAATGACCTGCTCATACACACCCTTGTCGTCTGTTCCCACATCAACGGGTTCTTCCGTGAGCAGTTCGATTATATAGATTTTGTGTTCCTTAATTTCAACATTTTTAATGCCGTAAAGCGTTTCGTAAAGTCTGCGTGCAAACTCCTCGGTTTCTCTTGCGTTGTCGGTGTAATGGATAAGCAAAGACACGCTTATTGTATCGTAGGTGCTTTCACCGCCGATTGCCCTTGTGGGTGTTCCCGACTGCTTTAATGAATACACACCGATTGACCTGTCCTGCTTGTTGTCAAGCTTGCCGATGTAATAATGCTCGGCTGAGGTAACGCTTTTGAGCCAATCTCTGATGTCCGATAAGTAAATCAAAGTCCTGCTTCCTTTCTGTATAATCTCACAAATGCCTGACTGCAAAAATTCTGCCGTGTACCGCCCTCAAGCCACGGTGAGAACCATTTACCGCTGGCGGCAATGTTTTCCTTACGGCTGAAATTATACTCGGGATGAAAATACAACCGCCTTGCATACGGAGTGCTTGACACGATTTTAACCGTGCCGTTCCAACTCTGCGCACAATCTTCAAAGGTATTTTCGTTCTGAAGATTACCCGTATCAAACGGCATTACCTGCGTGTTTTTCACCTGTTTAAGAAGTGCGTCACCTGTCTGTTCAAGAGCCTGTTGCTTTGCCTTGT